AATCCAGTACAAGATACTAGAAGGGGATTTGGATTAACAACGGCAATGGATACTGCACCAAAGACTCCAAAAGAAATTACGGTAATGTATGATGCAACAGGTTCTACAATCACAGAGACAGAACTTACAGAAAAAGATTTACCATACTATCCATTATATACCGATGCTTCGGATTTGTCAAGTTTTGCTAGAGGAACTTCCAAAGAAGGAACTCTATATGAACATAAACTATCAGACAACCTAGAAGGATTCTTAGACAGTGCAGAAGCACCAGTCTATCCATACAACAAAGTAACAGCAACAGAGTCGGGTCATCTAATCGAAGTTGATGACACACTAGGTGCAGAAAGACTCAACATACATCACAGGTCGGGAACGTTCCATGAGATACATCCCGATGGGTCAGAGGTTTCACGAATAGTTAACGACCACTATCAAGTAGTATGTAAGGACGACAAGATTTACATCGCTGGTAATGCAGAGGTGACCGTAGAGAAAGGTAACGTAACTATCAATGTCAATACAGGTAACGTAACAACAAACGTATTACTAGGAGACATGACTACAACAGTTTCAGAAGGAAATGTTCTTACAACAGTAACAAAAGGAAACGTCAACTTAGATGTGACCGAAGGTAACGTAGATGCACAGATAGGTGGAACACTGAATGCAGATGTCACAGGCAATACTACATTGACTTCACCCGAAACAACAATGACTACAAACTTAAAGGTTGACGGAACGGTTCATATCACTGGAGCTCAAACAAATGATTCAACAATTGCAGCGACTGGAGATATCTCAACTAAGGCTGGAGCAGCTCCGACACTTGCAACCCACAAACATAAGACAATTGTAAGTGGTGGTTCAAGTTCGGGTACATATACTTCTAAGAAACCAAGTTAGAGATGTTAAGCGAGTATAAATAGATACATGGTAGATTCAATAATCAATAACGGGAAGACCGTTGCAACGAAAAATATTTACTCTGATATGGATATTGGTATGAGAGCTCATCCAGTTACAGGTGATGTCACTCTTAAGTCCGATACAGATGCAATCAAAAGAGCAGTCAGAAATATAGTTCTTACCAATAAGTATGAGAGACCATTTAAACCAAACTTTGGTGCTTCTATTAGAAACATGTTATTCGAATTGGATACCGATAGAAAGATTAATAGAATGCGTGGTACGATAAAGGAAATGATAGAGACTTTTGAACCAAGAGTTTCAAACGTAGTAGTCAGATTTGGAGACGTAGAAAGAAACGAGATGGACGTAACTATCTTTTATAACATAGTAGATGGTGTGAAGAATCAAGATTTAACATTCACCGTAACAAGGGCAAGATAAGATGGCAACAACAAACAGTTCACAAATAAACGTAACCGATTTAGATTTTGATGCAATTGCAGATAATCTAAAAGGGTATCTCAAAGGTCAAGATAAGTTTAAGGATTATGACTTTGAAGGGTCTAACATGTCAGTGTTGATTGACCTACTTGCATATGCATCACACATTGGTGCAGTAAATACTAACATTGCAGCTTCTGAACTATTCTTAGATTCTGCTCAGATGAGAAAGAACGTAGTGTCTCGTGCAAAGGATTTAGGATTTACACCTGCTTCCGAGACTGCTTCAGTAGCAACAATTGATGTTGCATGTTCTAAAGTAATCAATTCAGATGGGACTTCCCCATCTACTGCAGCGATGCAGTTACTAAGAGGAACAGTTTTCCAAACAGTTTATGATGGAACTAACTATAACTTTGTTGTGACTTCAACAGTCAGACCATCTCAGAACGGAACTACTTACAATTACACGGATGTAAATTTAGTTCAAGGAACCTATTCAACTGATACATTTATCTTTGACACACAGATTGCAAATCCTAAATTTGTATTATCAAATCCAAGAATCGATAAACAACAGATTGCTGTAACAGTAGCATCTAATGGTGTGACATCGACCTATGCATTGTCAACAAATATCTCTTCAATTACTACATCATCTAAAGTATACTACACTCAAGAAAACGAAGAGGGGTATGTAGAACTATACTTCGGAGATGGTGTTCTAGGTGCAGCTCTAAAAGATGGTGATACAATAACAGTAACTTACATTGTTGTTGATGTGACTCACGCAGACGGAGCGAACAAGTTCTCAATTACTAGTAACATCAATGGATTCTCAGATATCACAACTACAAGAGTCGTCAAGGCAGGCGGTGGTGCAGAGAAAGAATCTATAGACTCAATCAAATTTAAAGCAACAAAGTTCTATACATCTCAGAACAGACTGGTAACACTGAATGACTACAAAGCAAAGGTCAGTGAGTATTACCCGAACGCAGATGCAGTTGCAGTATGGGGTGGAGAAGATAATGACCCACCACAATATGGTAAAGTGTTTATTGCACTTAAACCAAAGAACTCAGACTACCTATCAGACACAGAGAAGAAGTCAGTACAAACAAAACTAAATGCATTGAACATGTTGACAGTAAGACCTACTATTGTTGATGCAGATATAGTTAAAATTTTAATAACATGTATATTCAAGTACAATGAGAATGCAACCCAATACTCTAACGGAGAGTTGGTAACACTTGTAACGAGTGCAATTAATGTATTCGATAATACTAACCTTGCAAACTTCGATTCTGTATTCAGACATTCGAATCTTGTTAAGGCAATCGATGAAACAGATAGTGCAATACTATCTAACACATGTAATATCAGATTAAAGAAAGCGACTAACGTAATCGTAGGTAAAACTCTCGGTTATACAAGTTCGTTTGGTAATGGATTCTATAACCCTAACAGTGGTTATAATTCAGTGGGTGGTGGTATCATCCAAACAACAGGTTTCTATACTCAAGGAGACGCAACTAACCTTCACTATTTCGATGATGATGGTTTAGGTGTAATCCGAAGGTACTACTTATCAAGTGGTGCTAGAGTTTATTTGGACAATACAGCTGGTACAGTGGATTATCCAAATGGAAAAATAACAATCAATGCCATCAACATTACTTCTACAAGTAATACTGATTCAACGATTGATTTCACAGTTATCCCAGCAGGTAATGATGTAGTAGCAAGTAGAGGTAATCTAATTGATATTGCACCAATAGATGTTAAGGTAACAGGTGAGGTAGACACCATTGCAAGTGGTGAGTCGAGTGCTGGAGTTGGTTATAAATCAACATCATCCTCGGCATATTAATTATGCATAGAGTGGTCTAAGACTGTAGGTTCAGTGCTTAGAGTAGCATTCCTCGAAAGAGGTTTATAATAAATTAGTCAATTTTAGGAGAAATAAAAATGGCAGACAAGAAAATAACAGCTTTAACAGCAGTTGCTGATTCAGAAATCGGTGCTGATGATTTATTGCACATAGTAGACAATCCAGGCGGAACTCCTGTAAACAAAAAGATGACCATTGGTCAGATGTTTGAAAACATTCCAACACACATTGCAATCGATGACATTGCAACATTGACAGCGACAGCATCAAACCTTGCATCAACTTTTGCAACGTTCATTGATGGTACTGCATTCAGTGCTGATGTGGCATTCACTTTGGATAACGGAACAGACGTAGGTCAGTTAAAAGTTATTCTTGCTTCAACAGAACCAGCTTCAACTTATAAAGCTGCTATTACTGTTTCAAGTTGGGGTTACTCAGCTGACAGTACAGAGCAAATTAAGTTAGATACTCGTGGAGAAGCAGTATTGTTAATGTGGAACGGAACTTCATGGTTCGTAGTTTCATCTACTGGTGCAACTTTAAGTTAAGGTTAAACTAAAATATGTCACACCAAGAATATTCTATAGATAAACTAAGTCAGAGACTTCCTTCATTACTTCCCGAGTATTTGAAGGAAGAGTCTCCAATGTTTGAGGCTTTCCTCAATGCATACTTTGAATATCTAGAAGCAGAAATCTTAACACTCGATGTAGTGAGTGACATAGATGGTGTTTTAAATGAAGACGGTACAGGTTCCATGTTATTGGAAACTGCTACCGTCTCACCATCACCCGACGAAGAAACGTCAAAAATTAGATATGAACAAAGTGCAACTAACCCCCAAGACAACAAAGCAGAATTAGA